CCGACGCAACGTTGACGATCCGGTTCAAAAGGAAATTTACAGCGCGTTGCCACCCGGAACACGGAGAGCAGTTGCGACGTATGCGGCGGCGAATCCTCAGCTTCAATTCAATTTCGTTGAATCCGGGCCAAGCAGCTTTGATGGGAATGTTGCAACGATTAACCTTCGATCGAACAACCCGTTGAAGCCTCTGATTGCTCATGAGGTGATGCACAACGTTGTCATTCGCAACCAGATGGAGGAAGGTATCGCCGCTTTGCTTATCGGAGACGGCGAGGCAGGAGGTTTGTTGCGCTCCAATGACGGAAAGCTCGATCCGAATTTTAAAGAGTTCTGGGACGCCTACAACCAACGGGTGAAAACCCAAGGACAGCCCAAAATTGGCGTTAAACAGGCAGCTTTGGAATACTACATCGATTCCGCTGCCGATCATGTTGCGGGGATTGCTGAAACCGGAGAACTCGGAAGCCTTTCGGGAAGGACTGACGTTCGCCGTAAGGTAATCCAGCCGGTTATCGATGCCACCCTTTCACGTATCCCAATCATCCGGGATCTTCACTTCAAAATGGGCGGGTTGCTCGACTCGGAAGGCCGCATGGTCATGGGCAACGGATTGCTGGCAGATGGAATCCGCGAGCTTCCAGAAGCCCGCGAGATGACACGCCGGATGCTCCGTAATTCGTCGGGAAGGTCACAAGGTGGGTTTGATCCTATCGGCAGAGGCCGAGGCTTGGATGATTCAGGCGGGGCAACTCTGACTGTGCCTGACCGCAACTCCCCTGTCATCGATAAGCTGATTTCCATCTTTGAGACTGACGAGGTCAACGGCAAGACGGTGGTTCGTCGTGATTCAAACGGCGATCCGGTCCCGATCTCCAAAGGCACCAACGATGCGCGATCCAACATCAGTCTTGTGGTGGGTGAAGCCATCGACAAACAGAATCAAGCGGGTGTCCCTCCCAAGCCGGGAGAGATCACGAAAGATCCGGCAACCGGGGACTTCGACGGAAACCATTTGGGACCGCTATCAATCAAGGAGATTTCAGACAGAAACATTCTCAACAAGGAGCAACTGCGAATTCTGAAAAACCTGAACTCAGCGGTGAAGGATTTTGACGGTTCGCGCTTCTCGGTCATTTACCATCCGGCCACGAAGAAGGTTGGCAAGAAGGTCCGTTACGCCACCCTAGCACCGACTCTCCGGGATGTGGTCCCTGTTGCCGTCATCCCGACAAAACAAGGAAATCTCAACATTGGCCTGATGAGCGTCACCCAGCTTGAGGCGAACATTGCCGAGCGGACTGCCAGTAAACGCGGGAAATCTCTTTACAGTGGCAACCGTGAGCAGGTAATGACTGACGTTGCCGAGGTGATGGAGATGCACCGGCAGGATGTCCGAACGGATTCCTACTTCGAGACCAAATACGGAGCGACCAAAGGGCCGGAATACAAGAACTTCATCAATACGATTTTCGGAGTGATGACGCCATCGCAACGGGACATCAACCCACTTTTCGAAGCCGACAAGATCAACGAGAAGCAAAACGTTTACAAAACCTACCGCGTTGACCGGATCTCACAGGCCACGCGGCTCGATCCGAACGTCAAAGTTCCGATGCCATTCATCTACAATTCCGTGAAACTCAACCTGATGCCAAACGGCCTACCAACGCTTGATGCGGCTGGAAATCCGGTTGCTGTTCCTACTCCATGAGCGAAGAGATTCAAGAGATCGAGGACGTTCCAGATAGCTGGTTTGAGGAGGTTCTTGCCCGCGTTGACAAGGACCGCAATAATACCAGCTTGCTAGAAGTCCAGCGGCCATTGGATGCGGCTCGAGCCTTATGGATGATGTCATGTGGCGTATCCATGACTAGGATTGGAAGAGAGCTTAAGATCAAGACCGACACGATACGGCGTCTTTCATGGCGGCATGACGACACGCTACAAACCCTGAAAAAGCAGTTTGCCCGGAAATGCGGACAAACTGCCGCTCTTTACACTGATTTGCTGATCGACAAGGCCGAACAGTTGATGGAAAGCCCGGACGATCTCAGGAAAATCAACCCGAAGGATCTCGCGCTATCCATGGCGATCCTGACAGACAAGTCGATGGCCCTTTCCGGCATGGCGGGGACGATCATTGAGCATAAGTCAGGTGCGTCCGTGAGCGACGCCGCAAAGATCATTCAGGAAGCCAAGCAGAGGATCGCCGGGAGGATCAAAGGCCAAGCGATCGAGGCTGTAATCGTGCATAGCAACCCGGAAGAATGAAGTGGACACCGCATAAGCTTCTGGAGATCCCTTCGGATGAAGAGATCGCGGAAATGGAGCCAGAAGAGTTGATTGAGCTTCACCGGATGCGGGAAGAGGCCATTTCCAACGAATCCAAGGACAAGTTCCGATACGGGTTCAAGTTTGAGAACTGGGGAAAACTGGAAACCCAAATGGAAACCCATTCCGAAGCTCTTGTAATGGGCGGAAACCGGAGTTCCAAGACTCAGGCCGGGGCTTACTTTGTCGTTAAAGCGGCAACCGAGAATCCAAATTCCATGATTTTCTGTTTCGCTCAGACAGCAGAAGTCTCCATCCGTCAGCAGCAGTCTGCCGTTTACGACTGGCTACCACTGGAATTAAAGTCGAAGCAAACATCAGCAAACACTTATATTTCGTATTCATTAAAAAACGGCTTTACTGACAACAGTCTGATCCTTCCGAATGGATCTCAGATTGTTTTCAAGACCTACGCCGCGTTCGCCAATAATCCATCCATCCTTGAAGGCGCGGAACTTGGGAGCATGTATCCGAACTGGTTGAATATAGGAGCATATTTGGACGAGTATCTTGGCTCTCCAGACCTTATCAACACTCTCCGATTCCGTCTTGCTACCCGGAATAGTAAGATGCTTCTGACGTTTACTCCAATTTTCGGATGGACGGAGACAGTCAACCAATACCTTAAAGGCTCAAAGGTGCTGGAAAAGCGTTCAGCGGAACTTTTGGGAGGCGAGATCATCCCGACAATCCTTGAATGCAAGGATGTGAGCGCGACCGTTCATTATTTCTGGTCCGAAGATAACCCGTTTGGCGGATACCAAAGAATCAAAGAGGCCCTTCAAGGAAAAACCAAGTCCGAGATCATGGTTCGGGCGTATGGTATTCCTACGAAGTCAGCAACGACCAGATTTCCCAAATTCAACACCGCGATCAATGTTGTTACCCCGGATCAAATTCCGACCAAGGACATCACCCGATACATGGTCATCGATCCGGCTGGCAGCAAGAATTGGTTCATGTGCTGGATTGCCGTGGACGAATCCCGGACCTTCTGGGTTTACCGGGAATGGCCTGGAGTTAACGTCGGCGATTGGGCGGAATGGAGAGATGGAAAATGGCGGGCAGGCGACGGAGCCAAAGGCCAAGGGTATGGGATCAAAGATTACGTTGAACTCATCAAAGAGATGGAAGGTGACGAGGAGATTTACGAACGCTTGATTGACCCTCGACTTGGAGCGGCTAAATATCAAACGGCAGACGGCTCCAGTTCCATCATGGAGGATTTGAACGACCAAGACATGATCTGCATCCCAGCTCCCGGTTTGGATATTGACGATGGACTACAAGCCCTTATCTCCAAAATGGCTTGGGATCACACGAAGGAACCGGATTCAATCAACCGCCCGCACTTTTATGTTTCGGACGAATGCGAAAATATCATCAAAGCTCTGGCCGAATACACCGGAGAGGACGGCCTGAAAGAAGCGTGGAAAGATCCTGTTGATACACTTCGCTATGCGGCCATTGCCGACATCGAGCACATTGGAGGAGATTACGTCATTGCCACAGCGGCGGCAGGAGGATATTAGAAGCCATGACCGAAACGAGAAAAGGAATCCGGCAAAGTGAATTCGTGCAAAAGCACGGGATTCCCCCTCTTGAGGTGAAGGCGTTCCGCGACAAGCATCTTTCCGCTGATGAGTGGTGGAAGGATGGGGTGGCCATTGTATGGAACCCCGAAGCTGCAGCGAGGATCGACAGGGAAGTTTATGGGATCATCCCCAATAAGGACCTTGAGGTTGTTCAAGAAGTTCTCACGGTTTACGTTTTGAAGCCATGCCGGAATGCACGCTACGTCTATGCGTCTCTGGATGGAAATCGGATCTCGGTTTCAGTCCATCAACGGCAACAGAAGAAGCTCATTCGTAAGAATATCCGGGTCCGGGTTGAGAAAGAGGGGGATTCCGTCCGATACATCCACATTCCATGACCTCAAAGCAAAAGAAAATCGCCGACTGTCTTGAAGGCTGGATAGATGAAGCCTATTGGCCGAACTACTCCCCAACCACGTCGGATTGGGAGTTATTTTTCAAGGTGGAAACCCATGGACGGGGAAGCGTCTCACAGAAAGATTTGGGAATCATAAAGCCGTTGCTTGAGGCCAAGGGGGATTATGATCTTCAAATAAAAATGATTTACAGTGAATGTGCCGAATGGTGGTCAAAAGGGTGGGGATGGGCCGCGCCGATTGAATCGTTGATGAAAAATGCAAAAGGAGTGTATTTAGACGCACTCACTAAGATTCATTCTGCATTTAGCATCGATTCTTTTGCCGCGATCATGAATTTCACAGGGTTTGATGGGGATGAAAAAAACAGGTATCTGAAAGGATACGAAGTGGCATGCGCCGAACAGATTCAACTTTGCCGGAAATGATCGAAAACCTACCCGACGAATCACTCGTCTATGCCGACAAAGATCCAGACATCAACGCGCTTACGCTGGCTCTCAATCAGGCTTTGACGTGCAACGAACCGTTTTACCTGATGGCTTCGCGGTCCTACGATGACCGTCGCAATATCTGGCCGGGCAAGAGCGGAGACCTACGCAAAGGCGGCCCGAACGCTTTCCCGTGGAAGGGCGCATCGGACCAAGAGTCAAACGTGGTCGGAGAGCGCATTGACACCTATGTTGCGCTCGGCATGCAGGCTTTGGAGCGTTCCCATATCCGAGCGTTGGCAACCTCGCCGATGAATCTGCCAAAAGCGGCAGTTGTGGCCGCGTTCGTGAAGTGGATGAGGACCACCTATATTCCGAACTACAAGGAGCAGATGGAGCTGGCTCTAAATCATCTTCTCGAAAAAGGAGTGTGCGTGTCCTACATCGGATGGGAAAGAAACACCCGAACATCACTCCAAATCGTCACTCTGGACCAGATTGCCGAAGGTTCGCCAGAACTTGCGGACATCATCACCCAAGGAGACGAGGATGAGGCGTTGGCTGAAATGCTCATGAAGCAGTTTGACGGGATGAATATGGCTCGGGCAAAGAAGGCGATTCGGCAGCTAAGGACCAAGGGAGAAGCTGAAATCCCCTACATCCGGGCTACTGAAAACCCGATGGTGCATACTTGTTGCCCAGATGGGGAAATCGTCATGCCATCGTGGATCACGGACCCACAGAAATCCCCATGGATCTTCTGGCAGCAGCCGATGACCGCTCAAATGCTTTTGCAGAAGGTCCAAACGGAAGGCTGGGATAAGGAATGGGTTGATAAGGTCATCGATAAATATAGAGGGCTTGACCAGCTATCCACGAACCTCAACGGCATCCGTGGGAGTCAGTTTTGGACAACCACTTTCGCCGATGATAAGGAATTGGTCATGGTGGTTCGTGCTTTCCGCCGATTAATTGACGATATCGACGGATCTGAAGGAATTTACCAGACGGTTTTCACCCCTCACGATACCGAATCGTTCGCGCATCATGAGCTAATGAACGGCATTGATGATTATCCGTTCGTGTTTGGAAGGCTTTCCAACGACAGCAAACTTTTCTATGAGAGTGCTCCGATGACATCGGTTCTCCGCGCTCCACAAATTCAGGTAAAGGTTGAGTTGGACTCCCGGATAGACCGGACCAGCATCGCTACGTTACCACCACGCCGCGCTCCTGTTGGACGACCTGCTCCGAATTGGGGTCCGGGAACGACCATCTTTGAAAAGCGGGCCGGAGAGCATGGGTTCATGGAAATTCCTCCATTCGATCCGGGGAGTATTGAGATCCAAACCACTATGCTACGTCAGGCCGACAAGGCGGTAGGACTCGACATGGACTCCCCTTTGGCTCCGATCCGTCAGCAGTTCTACATCGTTAAGTTTTTGGATTTCTGCGTGAACGTGCTTGCGGCTGAGTTCAAGCTATTCCAGCGAGTGGGACCGGAAGAAAAGTTCTTCCAAGTATCAGGAAGCGCGGACCCTCAAACGATTTCCAAGGGTAGCGCGGATGAGAACTTCTCTTTTACAATCGGCTTCGACTCCACAATGACCGACCCAGAGAACGCAAAGACTCAGCTTGAACAGATGGTTTCGCTTGTAGGCATCGACCGCAACGGACGAATCAACATGGACGCAGCTTTGGAACTCATGGCCTATTCGATTTCCCCAGTTGTTGCGGATTACATCTTGCAGCCAAAGGAAATGGCACAAGATAAGATGCTCCGGGATGTGGCAGACGACCTTTCCAAGATCTTTTCCGGCATCGCCGTTCCGGCCCGTCCAAATGGCGCACCAGTGGCCTTGCAGATCATTCAAGGGTATGCATCGCAACCCGACGTCGCGGAACGCCTTCAAGCAGACCAAGCGTTTGCGGAAAGGCTCACGCAATACGCCGATCAATATTCATTCAAACTTCAACAGGAAGAGAACGCGCAGATTGGCAAGATCGGCACGCCACCGGCCCAAATGGGAGGAATCCAAACCCAGAACATGGAACAATGAAGACGCCATACAAGGGTTCGCTCGACCCATTCCAAGACATTTCAGAGCAACTGGAGAAAATGGGGGTGGCGTTTTGCTTAATGGTGGGAATGGCAAGTGATCCCGTTACTCATGTCTGGTGCAATGTTGCCATGTGGGGAGAAGGCGGAATCGATAATTTCGACAATGCTTGGGATAAAGAAAAACAAATCCAGATCGAAAGAGGTAGAGATTCATGAACGACCCAGATGCGCCAATCGTCCCGCTTGATGAGGCCCTTGTAAGGCTTCGAATGCTTCCAGACTTCGCCCTTCTTGTGGAGCACGTCCGGGAGGAGCGAGACAGCTACATCAAGGGGCAATATGAAGCCACAAACAAGGTTGTAATCTGCAAGCACTCAGGTTCAATCATCGCTCTAGACTTCATTTTGGACACAATGATCGGGGATCATTGATTTACTTGTGAAAAAGCTCAATCTTTTCCACAATCTGGTTGACTAAAACGACCATTCCAAATAGGAATCGACCATCGCCATCTCCAAGGCGTCATTTTGGTGAATATGAGCACGCAACCAACTGGGAACTCTAGCCCACAATCTAGTGATAGCCTGTCCGCAGCCGAACTTGTCGCGCAACTGACAGCACCTGTGCAAACCGAAACCGAGGAATCCGAATACACGGAAGAATCAGACGAAGTGGAAGAGTCGGAGCAATCCGAAGAATCCACCGAAAATGAGGAATCTGAGTCAGAGGAATCCGAAGAGCCGGACGAAATAGAACAGCTACTCTCGACAGACCCTGAAAGGCTCAAAGAGATTGCACGTCAAGCAGGGTCAAAGGCCCTGAGCCGATTCGCTAAACTCACAGCGGAAAAAAAGGCCCTTGAACAGCAACTTGCGACCAGACAGGCAGAAGCGAAACCACTACCAGAAGCGATTCCTGACAACCCGTTCCGTGGCCTTGACGCCAAACAGGTTGGAGAGAAACGCAAAGAACTGGAGAGGGTCGTGGAGACGGTCGAGAGCCTACTTGATAAGTATGAGGATTACGGTCCAAACGACGTGATCGAATACGAAGGGCAGCAGTTCCCGAAATCGAATTTGAAGTTGGCACTACGGAACGCCAACAAGTCTCTTTCCAAATACATCCCTGACCAACTGACCGAGATCCAACGGATCGAAGAAAGGGCGGAACAGACGATCCAATGGAAAGAACGGCTTGTGAATGAAGTTCCCGCGCTGGCAGATGATTCTTCGGATCTTTCGCAAAAGCATAAGGCGTTGATGGAGCAGTCGATAATCAAAGAAATGATTGCAAACACCCCGAACTTTGCCCCGCTTGCGGAGCATTTCGTCGGTCACGCACTCAATTCAATGCTCAATCTCACCAAGAAATCCAAAACACCCGCGCCGGGTCAAAAGCCTCAGCCCAAAGTGGCAGGCTCCCCGGTTGGAGCGGCGGCCACGGCCTCACGGCCACAAGCAGGAGTCAAGGTGAAGGAGAAGGAAGACAAGTTCATGCAAACGGGTAGGGCTAGCGATTTGGTTGCATTCTTCGCAGCACAAAAAAGCTAACTTTCAAATTCAATGCCAATCGCAAATACATTCAGCCCAAGCTCTCTTCCCGTTCGTTCGGGCCAAGGAAGCTCTATTACCAACCGCGAGGACCTGGAACAAGGCGTTTACGCCCTTGAACCGGAAACCACGCCAGCGTTTTCCCTTGCCGCCAAGAAAAAGGCGACGGCCCCCTATCACGAATGGAGTCTGGACAAGTTGGACAACCCCAACACCGCAGGTATCCCCGAAGGCCAAGACATCACGGCATTCGCCAACAAGTTTGAGAACTTGGCGCGAACCGGCAACCGATGCCAAATCTTCATCCGTCCTTGGGCCGTTACCGATGAGCAAAACGCCGCCAATTCGGCTGCTCCGGTCAACACCGCTCAAGCAAAGGTGAAGTCCATGAAGGAGTTGAAACGCGACATTGAAGCAGCGATTCTCAGCGACAACAACCTTTCGGTTGAAGACGGCGGCGGAACCCCTAACGCCCTTCGTGGTCTCGGCAACTGGCTTTCCACGACCGGACCTGCCGATGTTCCTGCGATGTATCGCACCCCAACGGAATCCATCATCACGGCGGCTCCAACGGAAACCACGCTGAACGACGCCATCGGCTCCGTCTTCTCCAAGACCGGGATGACGAACACATTCACCCTGATCGCAGGTGTGGCACTCCGTAAGGTCCTCGCCAACTTCCAGCGCACCGATGGGAATACGGGGGAAACCGTTTACCACGTCAACACCAATGCCGAAGCCAAAAAGGTTACGCTTGCTGTCACCGTGTTTGACTCCGATTTCGGCATGGTTTCCATCGTCAACGGCAACCCAGACTGTATGCCGTCTCCAACCCGTGGGTATCTAGTTAAGCCGGAATATCTCGGAATCGCCACTTACATCCCTACTTATTCGCAGGATCTGGAGAACCAAGGCGGTGGTGATCGTGGTTACATCAAAACCAACCTGACGCTCATCTGCGGACACCCGCAAGCACACGGCAAGATCGCCTATTAATCCACAACTCAGAAAAGGAATCAAACCATGAGCCAAATTCTAAATAACGAGCGAGTTTCCAAAGATTGGGTGATTCGGGTAACATCCGAAGATCTCAAGGCGATCGTCGCCGCTCCGAACTCAGTCCGTCAAATCGGAACCATTCCAGCCGGCGGCGGGGTCGAATGGTGTTACGTCGTCCAAAGCGTTGCGGAAGCCGGGTCAACCACCGTTGTTTTCAACGTTGGAACCACTGTTGGAGATCCAGATGAATACATCGACGCTCTCGACGCCGACGCGATGACATTGAATCTTCCGGTGTTCAATACTGGTGACGCGATGCTTCAAGCGGCTGGCAACAGCACCATTCTTACAGGTCTTCGCCCTGCCACCCTGACCGCAACCGCTTTGCCGGTTTACCTCAAGGTTACAGACGCGAACGTTGCCAACCTCACGGCTGGCGAATGGATGGTTGGAATGCGTATCATGGACACCTTGAAATTCATCCCATAATACTCAAATTACGGGAGGCCAACCAGATAGGCCTCCCGTAATCCTTTCCCATGATCTACGTCCCGTCAGAAGCTGAGAAACATGCCGCGCTCATCAATGAGCTATGCTCTGGGCGGAAGCTATTGGACGAGATGCAGCATTTTCGTGAACATGACGCAGCCAGAGAGGCGGCGGCACAACGTGGAAGCAAGTCGGTTGGAGCACTCGGCAAGGCCGTCCTCTCGATCCCTCAGCGTGAGTGGTTCCAGATGCGGGAAAAGTATGGAGAAGAGTTCTGGCAAGATCGTGGAGCTATTCGTGACGTCCAGAGACTAGAGCCTCAATTCAAGATCCATTCGGCATGAAAACACAGACGTATGCCGATCTCTACATGTTGATTCAGTCTCTTTGCGGGGTTCAATTTGCACCTATCGAAAAGGCCCGGATCAAGGCCATGGTGAACAGCCGGGCAAAACGAGCTTACCGGGCCACAAACTACTGGCCGCGCTTTTTCAAAGAAGGAGAAGAGAGAGTCGTAACGAACGGCCTGATTCCTTATGACCAGCCTCCACTTGATTCCGTTGACACATTTTTGAATGTGTTCCGCATTGCTCCATACGCGGTTTCCGCAGCTCAGGAGTTTTCATTCTCCGTTGGTTCATCCGGCGCAACTTTGGTTATCGGGACTCTCGATGTGGAATCCGCATGGGTAGCCTATAAAGCGCAATGCCTGTTCAACTATGGCGACGGAGATCTAGGAGAAGACACCTTGATTCCCGACGAGTGGGTTGAATACCTAGCGCATGGCACCTATGCCGACTTCCTGCGCTCAGAAGGCCAGCAAGAGAAAGCCGTTGTTGCCGACATGGAAGCCAAGGACAAACTGGATGACGAGCTTCTACGGATTTCAGATTCGGGGATGCTTGATCTGGTCGCAAACAAGGTTTCCACGGTTGGGAACATGCAGTCCCGGAGCACCTATTTTTATCAAGTCAGATGATGGCCCTAATCCTAGCCGCGTCCCTGATCTCGCGCCAAGTTGGAATTGGCGGCGGGGGTGGAGGAACATTCTTTTATCGCCGCCCTGACACAACCAGTCGCTACCTTCGCCCTGACGGAACATCCTTTTACCTTAGACCCTAATGCCAGACGTTACTTTATCATCCGACATGGATGCGTTCTTGGTCACAGCGAACAACACGCTGGCAAGAACCGCATTGGGAGTTGGCTCCGCTTCGAACGTGACTTTTGGAAGTCTCACTACTCTGGGAGGAGTGACAACGACAACCGGAACTTTCTCCGGGGTAATTTTAACCACTGACACAACATCCGCAACCTCAGCGACCACAGGGTCCATCAGGACGGCTGGCGGGATCGGTGCGGCAGGGAATATTATCGGCGGTGCCGCAGTCGCGGGGGCAACTACTGTCGGCATACTTGGTCGCGGAGGACTCAGGGCTTCTGCTGATGGCGTTTTTCAGCTTCGCAACGTTCTTAACACTCAAGATGGTAGCCTGTCAATCAGTGCCTTAAACCTCTCAAAAACAATCACGCCACCCGGCACCACGGGAGCGCAGACGATCAATAATGCGACCGGCTCGGTTAACTTCGCAGCGTCTGCAACTTCTCTGGTTCTGACAAGCTCTATGCTGACGACCTCAAGCATTGTGTGTCTGACAGTGGCTTCCAATGACACCAATATGAAATCCGCTTCATACACTCCCGGAACCGGGTCTATTACTATCCGTGGCAATGCAGCCCCTGCCGCTGAATGCCGGGTAGATTTTTCAATTTCCAACTAATACAAAAATGATTCCTCAAGACGGAGACTTTCCCCTTACAAAACTGGTTTTTATTGATGGTGTTTATGACCATAGCGACACGGTATTCTTGCGTCCTCCGACTTCTGGCGACGGCCTGTTTTTCTTCAAAGGTGGAACTGATCCAGCGGACGGTGCGGCAGTAATGCCGTTGGCATCATTCGTTACGACCCTGTTGCAATCCCCTGACCTTTCCGCCATGCGATCGTCAATGAGCTTGGCGACGGTAGCAACTTCCGGCGTTTACTCGGATCTCACCGGTAAACCAACGCTGTTCACGGGCAACTACGGAGACTTAATCGGGACCCCTTCGACCTTTACCCCCTCCACTCACTCACATGCGTGGGGCGACATCACAGGCAAACCTTCCTTTGCCACCGTTGCGACCTCTGGGAGCTACAACGACCTTGGCAATAAGCCGACGATCCCAACTGTCCCAACGACCGTTTCATCTTTCACGAACGATTCCGCGTATGTGAATCAGGCTGGAGCGCGTTCTTCCGTGTCTCTCACGACAACCGGAACCGGAGCGGCCACTTACAATAGCTCCACTGGCGTTCTCAACGTCCCTACGCCATCCCTGTCGCTTCCAAACGTAGGAACGGCTGGAACATACGGCTCGGTAACTACGGACGCTCAGGGACGCGTTACGGCGGGCAAGCGCATGGAAACCTATTCCGGGGTATCTGCTGCAACCACGGGCCTCTATTCGGTCACTTTCGCAACTCCTTATTCCGTCGCTCCGAACATCCAAGCGAACATCATCAATCCGACCGACAACCAGTCTTGCCGGATCACTTCGATTTCCACAACTGGATTCACGGTTATTGCTCGACTTCGGACGGATGTAATTGGATTGCTTCCTGCATACTCCAACGCGTCCGGTCTTCCTATTGACGTTCAAATCGTAGAAAAATAATCATGGCAATCATCGTAAAATCTCTGGAAGAAACCATGCTGAACGGTAAGAACGTCGGCACGGTGCTCAAGGCTGTTGAAGACGGAAAAGTCACTGCGGCGGATCTCTGGGAACCGCTTTGTGAGTGGCGCGATTCGTTCCTGCGAGCTAAAGCCGAGGAGCTTCAAACGCTGAACACGGAGAAAGTTCAAGCGGTTGAGCGAGTGGCTGAACTTGAGGCTCTGGTAGAGACCCCTGCCGGAGAGTGATTCTGGCCTCCCGCTAGCTAGGTAACTCCGAAAGGAGGAACAATGCCTAAAACAATGATTCAAGATTTCAACGTAATCCGTTCCATTTCTTCCTTCTTAGGTGCTGGTATTCTGTGGATAGCGGACACGGCAATGGCCACTCCAGATACGTTCTGGCTTGGTTTACTAAAGGAGGTCGGATTGCCAACGGCAATGTTGGTGTGTGCAGTTTACGGCCTGTATCATCTGAGTAAGAAGCTATCGGCTGCGGAAGAGGCGAGGACTCAGGATCAAAAGGACATGCTCGCCCAATACCGGGAGGACATGACCAAAGCGGATGCAAGTAGGCGTGAATTGATCCGGGAGCTTCGAGATCAAACTAACGTGATTCGGGAGAAGTCTTAACTTTCGCCTTGCCACGCGGCGGGGATGGGGCGTAAACACGAGATGTTGACAGTAGCGCAAATGGTAGAGCACTGCATGAATATGCGGAGTGTGTAGGTTCGAGTCCTTCCTGTTGACACCACTTTCCCACCGCGCCCGCCTGACGACCGGCGCTATCTCAATCGTCCGAGCCTAGCTGTCCAATAAATGATACGCGGTTGGAATCCATAATGACAGAGCAGCACGGAAGGACGTGCATATCCGATTCCTTTAATGAAGTATCGTAAGCGGGCAGGCGAAATACCTAGGACACAAGAGCCTCCGCAGCCGGAATCAAGCCCGGCCTCTGTCACCCTCCCAATGCCAACCGACACGCTGCACGCATTCATCTGGGCGGGAACATTAACGCTTTGCTCGGTTGCTTGGCTGTGGTATTCGGGACGGCGATGAAAGTGAACCAATGTAATTGTTGTGAAGAAGCTATTTGGTCTGGGACCAATCCTTACACTAAAGCGGTTGACGATGATATCGGTAGTTTGTGCTCCGATTGCGCTGAAGGCGTTGTGATCGCCGTTGTAAATCTGGGGAAACATGGGCTGAATAAATCATTCCATGGCAACTGCCCGGACAACTGCATCCCACAATGAAACCCACCCGCCCTTTCCCGTATCTCCGCACAGCCTTGTTTCTCCTGTTCGTCGCGATGATCTACGCGTGTTCGGGATGCACGGCTACATTCACTCCTCACGGCAAGACCTTCGTTGTCGATCCTGAGTTGTTTTTCCAATCGATTGAACGACTATCCAGCAAATGAGCACCTACGAACTTCGCCAACGCCTTGTAGATATCGCCAGAAAGGACCTAGGAGCCACTGAGGTGACTCGGAACCAATCTCCAGTCATTAAAAAGTTCTGGCCCGCCACAAGCTATCCTGAGGGCTATTCCAACCGTGAACCGTATTGCGCCGCTGCGGTGTCGTATTGGGTCCGTGAGTGGCTCAGAGACCCGGAGGTGCTTGATGCTCTCAAGTTGACCCCTACGAGCGCGGAGAAGTGGCGTTGTAAGTCCGCTGCGGCCTTTGGATGGACTACTTGGGCAAAGGATAAGGGGTTGCTCGTTATGAGTGATTCTGCGTCCAATGTGCTCCATAAAGGAGACATCATGGTTTTCGACATTTCCCACATCGGGATTGTGGATACGGACGAGGGCAATCTCGTTTACACCTGCGAGGCAAACACGGGCGCATCTGGTGGCAGGGACGGCGAAGGGATCTATTACAAGACCCGGAAACGAATCGAGGCCAAGAACTTCATTCGCCTTTTATCCTAGGCCACCGATGACCTCAGCACTACTGAGGCCATCCCAACAAAAAAGCCGGGACCGTAATGGCCCCGGCTTTTGCTTTGGTGGGTTAGTTCCCATAATCCACGATGACCAGACGTTTACCGATATAGCCAAAACTGTCGGATTTTTGCTCGCACGGAATCACGCCGTCTTCATCAGTTGCCCAATCTCTAAGGTCCATCGCGATAAATTCCTCGTCAGTCAGGATGCGTGCACGCCGCATAATTACAGCCCATCCGCCCGGAATAGACCATAGGATCGGGCATAGTTTGTGTCTCCAGCTAAGCACGGTATAAAACTGCCGCTCCCGCATGTTAGCGAGCAGCCCAAGCAGGAAAAGTCTCCACTCCACGGTGGTCGGCAGTTTGATGGCCCAATTGCCGACGAGGACTACAGTGCGAGTAGAGCCATAGCTAATCCTCATCCCTGCCCCTCCCTGAGTTTGTCGAGCGCGGCGAGGGCTTCGTAGGAATCATTAGCCTTGGTTCCTTTTGAGGAGTTGTCCGAGTTCCACATGGGCTGGAGATTTGAGTAATGGCACGATATAGAAACTTCGCTGGAGTCGGTCAAATCGAAGGAACTGAGAGGACAGATGTGGTCGATCCCCCAACGCTCAAATCCCCTTCCGTAGTTTTCCCAAGTCATTCCGGGTTTGAACTGATCTTCAAGAAATCTCCTTAAATGCGGGATCGTGCAACCTAGTGCTGAAATAGCCAATCCGGACTTGAAGTCCATCTTGAGAGCCATCCTTAACCTTCCTCTAAGAATGGAGGCTAGGTGCATCTGCTTATTGTCTCTTCTCTTTTTGAGGAAAGCCGCCGACTTTTCAGGTGTCCAGTTTTTAGCCGTGTTTTCTCTTTCCCATTTTGTGCACTTCTCACATCTACTCCGAGACGGCGGCTTGTCTTTACCGCATTTTCTGCAAAGACCTTTGGACACCCATTCGGCCCTTTTCCGGTTCATGTAATCCGCCCGTTTTCTTTTTAACTTCGTTTCGTTCGTGTTCACGGTGTGGGGTGGTTGGGGTTCGACTCTGCGCACAATCCTATTAAATGGG